TTTACACTGAGAATGATATTTGGGCGTCTACAATTGGAGAAAATGTGTGATGGATATGTTTGTAACTTTGGTGGAAGAGCTATGTAGTTCTTTAATGACTATAGCTATTGTCGGTTTGCCGATATTTTTTGTGTTTTTAATGTTTGCGTATTACGGGTAATTGAGGAAAAAAATGAGTAAAAAAACTGAAGCACTCATGAGTACCTTTAAAAATGAAGAGGTTGTTGTTATCCACTCTGCATTTGAAGATACACTACGCACTGTTGCGTTGGTTAAAGTTGATAAATCTCTAAGTATCAGTAAAAAGTTGGAAATTGCGTTTACGAAGACAAATAGTATCAATGAGGCATGGTGGAGTAACGAAGGTGTGACTCCTATGTTTCCTGATGCAGCTTGCCGTTCTACGAGTGTAGGAGATATGGTAATAATCGGTACTGAGAAATATAAATGTGAAATGAGTGGATGGAGTAAAGTATAATGAAATGGAACTATGCAGCCGCTACTTGTGAAGAAGGTGTTGAGTTAGTTGAATCATTTTCAACTGGGTATTATTCCGATAGCCCATATTTTGCAGCAGGAAATCGTGAAGAACTTGTTAAATGGTTACGTCTTGCTGCTGATGATGTAGAAAAAAATGAAGTTATTGATTGTACATGAAAATAGATAATATTGAACGTAGATTGGATTTAGCAAGAATTGCTCTAAATGACTCTATATCTCAGTGGAGTATAGATTATTGGACTAATGTTTTATCATATCTTTTACGATCTGCCAATAGAACGAACTAAATAGCAGTATGATTACTCTTACAGAAAGTGCTAAAAAGTATATGAAGAGCGTATTGCTTAACGGTGATTATGTGTCCCTCAGCGTAAAAGGTGGGGGATGTTCTGGTATGCAATATGTATGGGATTTAAAAAATAATCTACCTGACGTTACATGGTCAGACCCTATTGAAGATGTACTAGTGTTAGACCCATTGGCAGAGATGTACATCATAGGTAGTGAAATAGATTATGTCACCGAATTAGGTGGATCATATCTCGCAGTTAAAAATCCCACTAGCACAAGCAGTTGTGGTTGTGGTGAGAGCTTTGGAGTATAACCATGTATGAATATAGTTGCAAAATTGTAAGAGTTGTGGATGGCGACACGGTAGATATTGATATTGACCTTGGTTTTGGTGTATGGATGAAAAAGCAACGGATTCGTCTACATGGTATTGATACACCAGAAAGTAGAACTAGAGACTTGGTGGAAAAGAAGTTTGGTTTAGAAGCTAAAAGAATGATACTAGAATGGTTGCCGATTGATTCGAGACAGAAACTAATTACGGTAAAGGACAAATCAGGTAAATTTGGAAGAATACTTGGTAAGTTTGAAATTTTCGAGCGGCGGGGCCCCCGTGAAGAGGATCGTACAACAACAATTAATGATTGGATGATTAATAACTACCATGCTGTAGCTTATCATGGTCAATCCAAGGACGATATTGCAAATGAACATCTTAAAAACTATCAAGTTTTGGTTGAACAGAGTCAGATTGAATTTTCTCAATCTGACCTTGATACTTACGTTAACTCTCGCCGTTAACGGATGTATACCACTAACTATGTTAAGTCTTGCTGGAACTTTACATACAAATAATAAGTTGGACAAGTTAGATACCAAAATAGATGCTTTAAAACAAAATAATAACGATGTATTACGACAAACAGTGGAAAAACCAAAAATTGATCCATATGAAGGTATGGATGCATTTGCCAGAAATTTTTATGAGACTATGTATCCTAAAGAGCGTATGCATCTTAGGTTATATCCTAAATTAAAATGAAGTGAGATATAATGAATTGGTGGATTGAAGAATATAAGAAGTTTCATAAAGAAGAACGTGATTATGGAAATGGTGGAACTCTCAAGTTCCATAAACGCCACATAGACGATCTAATCATAGATACGAAATCAGAAACTCTACTCGACTTTGGTTGTGGTAAAGCAGATGTATATGAAGTCAATGATTGGGATTGGCCAACACCTACTCTATATGACCCTGCAATACCAGAACATGATGAACTACCAGCTGGTACATTTCATGGTGTTTTGTCAACTGATGTGCTTGAACATATATCAGAGGAACAAATACCATATATTATTAACCAGATATTCTCACGAGCAGAACGGTTCGTTTATCTTGGTATTGCAAACAACGAATCGAATGGTTCAAACGCACATGTAACCCGCCGCCCTGTTGAGTGGTGGAAGGATCAAGTGGAGATACATGCTCCTAAAGAAGTATACACACATATTAAAACATATGGTGACAATAATGGATATGTAATTTTACATGAAGAAATATATTTAGAATGGATGCTTGAAAATGTCTGATATTAAAGATAAGTACAAATTTGTTTTGAGAAAGGTTAAAGACCTTGAAGAAGGCGCTACAGAGTATGAGAAAGACACTTTTATAGGCCTAACTGAAGAATCAGGACGATATGCTGGTGTTATATACAAATATGGTAAAGTATCAATACCAGATGAAAATCAATTAGACCCAGAAGGTGACTTGCCGTTTAAGTTTGAATATGATATAGTTGATGATGTAAATATGGATCAAGAATATTTTAAAGAAGACTTCTTTAAGCTAATTGGAGATATTCTGGTTGATATTATTACCACTGAACCAGATGAGGAACCTAAGCTTGACAACAATTGAACAGACAACCCTAGCCAACCTAATATATAATGAACCATTTGCTCGTAAAGTATTACCCTTCATTAAGGGAGATTATTTTTCTGATCGTACTGAACGTATTGTATTTGAAGAAATAGATAAATTTGTTGATAAATATAATGCTCTACCTAATCACAACTCTCTTGAAGTAGAGTTGGATAGTCGTAAAGACTTAAACGAAGAAGACTATAAACGTATACTCTCTGTACTTAAAAGTCTAGAAAAAGATGATGATGTGAATTTTGAGTGGTTAGTTGAGACAACAGAACAATTTTGTAAGGATAAGGCGGTATATAATGCAATTGTGGATGGGATTAAGATTATTGATGGAAAGGATAAGGAACGGGGTGTTGATGCTATACCTAGCATTCTCACAGATGCCCTTGCTGTCGGTTTCGATAACCGTGTTGGTCATGATTATTTGGCTGATGCAGAATCTAGATTTGAATATTATCACACTATAGAAGAGAAGATTCCATTTGACCTAGACTTCTTCAATCGTATCACTAAAGGTGGATTACCACCCAAGACTTTGAATATTGCTCTTGCGGGTACTGGTGTAGGTAAATCTCTGTTCATGTGTCACATGGCAGCAAACTGTTTAAGTCAGGGTAAAAGTGTCCTGTACATCACTCTGGAGATGGCTGAGGAGCGTATTGCTGAACGTATCGATGCAAACCTCATGAATATCTCTATAGATGATTTGCATGAGTTACCCAAGCAGATGTATGATACTAAGATGGATGCCATTATCAAGAATACCACTGGAACGTTGGTTATCAAAGAGTATCCTACTGCCTCTGCACATAGTAATCACTTCAGAGGATTAATCAAGGAACTTGCAATAAAGAAGTCATTCAAACCTGATATCATCTTCATTGATTATCTGAACATATGTGCTTCAGCACGATTTAAGGCAAATGGTAACGTTAACTCATACATGTATATCAAGGCGATTGCTGAAGAACTTAGGGGACTTGCTGTTGAAACAAATGTCCCTATTATGTCTGCAACACAAACAACCAGATCAGGATTTGGTAATAGTGATGTGGGTCTGGAAGATACAAGTGAATCTTTCGGTCTGCCTGCTACAGCTGACCTCATGTTTGCGCTCATATCTAACGAGGAACTTGATGCAGTAAACCAGATTGCAGTTAAACAGTTAAAGAATCGTTACAATGACCCTACAACCAATAAACGATTTGTAGTTGGTATAGATCGTGCCAAGATGAGACTGTTTGATGTTGGTGAAGAGGAACAGAAGGGCCTTGCAGATAGTAATCAGAAGGTAGACAAAGGACATTTCGCTGCACCTGTATTTGATAAGACTGAGTTTGGAGAAGGTTGGAAAGTCTAATGGAAACCTGTAAATATTGCACTAGAGAGATTGTTGATTCAGTTCCAGAAGAGTCTGGGACAGGAAAATGTGGTGGTATGGGATGTGGTCATAGAGAAGTGCATGGACTACATAACGATGATTGCCGTCAAGTTATATTAAAAGGAGATATATAATGGATAAAAGAGAATTAGACGATTTGTATAACAAGTCGTTTGCTATGAACGTACAACTATCAAGTGAATACTCAGTAGTAGCAGTAGCAAGTGTATTGCTAGGACAAGCGATGCGTATGTATAAAACAATACTAAGCGAAGAGGACTTTAACAGGATGGTGGATACTATTAACGAAACATCACATGAAGTTAAACCCTATGACGAATTTTCGCTAGATACAGATTCAACTATGCACTAGGAACATATAATGCGTATGAAAAAGTTTATCTACAAGTTACGGCTTTTCTTTTCTATGTTTAGGAAGAAGAAAAAACATAAGGATGTAAAATTTATCTACCCACATTGGTGAGTTATTTAAATGGGTTTATTTTTTTAAGACTATCAGCAACATCTTTTTCATACCTGTCAGACTTTGAACTTTCATTCAATAGTGATTGAATCTTATCGACATGATTGACATAAGATTCGTTTCTTGGACTAACCTGTTTAACGTATTTCTGTAATGTCATATTACTTATCCCAACTTTTGATTGCAGTGAAGTTATTAAAGGAGAATTCCATGCGGTCAACCAATTTGACTGCACCACCACTTACTCTGTCTATCGCCACATAACCCTCTGGATTAGTAGCCTTAAAACCATTGGCGGTCTTGATGAATGTACCAATAGACTTGACTTTATCTAACTTATTCACAATCATCTGTTTTGCATCAACCAACAAATTCTGAAACTTTATAATATTCTCTAGATTACGAGAATGCTTTTGAACTTCACGAATATACTCTTTCTGAATATTCTTATATTTCTCTTTGCCCTTATCAGACTTCACCTTGTCAATCTGTTTCTGTATCGAGTCATATACCCATGCCTCATATCCCTTTGCATGTACCATTGGATTAGTAATTCTCTGGCCCGCTCTAACCTTACTATTATTGTAGGTCTTCAACGATGCACCAGCCAGAGTACCAGACATGGAATCCTGTAATTTGAGGAACTGCTTTAAACCATTTGCATTAATCTTCTGAAAAGTTGTACCTGTCTTAGACAATACAGCTGTGATGGATTCTGTCTCTGATGCAGTAAAAGTACTGGTTCCACTCGTATCCTTATAAGTTGCATCATCCATCCACACACTATTAGGTTTGCTCAATCCACTGATATTTGCGCCAAATGATGCCTTCATGTCCTGTAGAGCGCTGCCAGTGTACGTTGTATGCCAAACGATACCAATACTCGCAGCCTTAATCTTTTTACCAAAATCACTATCCACAGGGACAGCATAGACAATTGTATTCGGTTGGAATGTATAATATTTAACACCATCAATCGTAGTATTATCCACATCATCCGTAAACATCAAGTCGCCTTGTAATACGCCCTTGATACCAAGCTTACTCAATTCCTTCAATGCAACCTTAAACTTGCTATTCAACGTACCACTTAGATCAGCATCAATCTCTGCATTACTTTTATACAGTTTAGGACTTACATTGAACACACTCTTTTTTGCAACAAAGAACTTCTTGTCACTAGGGTCTATACCAGCAAAGATTGCTGGTGCGCCATCCCATTTGACAGTCATATTGACAGAAGAACGAGATGAACCAGCCATCATATCACGAAGAGAACGTAGGAAGTTAATAGCAGCTCTACCACCATCTACACCATAGTTAAGGATTTCATCCTCAAGATGCTCAAGGTGAAGGTTCTTGCCTCCCTTGTCTTCATTCATCATTTGTTTAAATTTTATCATATTTATATTATACTCCATGTATCACTAGTTGGCAAGCATATTCGTAACTATTTAGTGGTATTGTGTATGTGACAGGGTACTTGCCATTCTATTAGCCATGTAGTATATTAAGTATATATATTATGGATACTATGCAATAGGGGAGAGAAGTTGATGGTTTTTAATCCAAACAGTATAAACAATGAAGAAGATGGTGGAGGTGAAAACCAAGACTACTCATATAACGATCTTAGTGAAGAATCATTCGATGGCATAGATTTTGACCGTTGTGATTTCACTGGAGCTAATCTACAAGGTACTACATTCAAAAACTGTTATATGCGGGGAAGTGTATTCGTTGATGCAGACCTAAGACAATGCTCGTTTGAAAATGTCAATCTACGAGAGTCAAGAATAGTTAATGTTCGGGGTAAATTAAGTAAATGGATAGACTGTAACTTGTCACGGGCAGATTTTAGTGGTTCTGATCTACAGTATGCTAATTTTACGAATAGTGACCTAAGAATGGCAAACTTTCGTAATGCACGTTGCGACAGTGCAGATTTTACTAATGCTTGGATCAAGGGTATCGGTACAAGGGGTGCAAAGTTAACTAAAGCAAAGATTCATGAGTGGCTTGGTAGCCATGTACATCAGTATCGTGTACTACCACCAGAGACTAAATGCTATGCATATAAATTAACTAACTCAGGTGGATATGGTCCATACCATCCAAAAATCAAATATTACGTTGGCCAAGTTGCTGACGCAAGTATACAAGACAATCGCACTATTGCTGTTAATCCAGTAGGTCATGGTGATGAAACAAATACAGGTATTGCCATTGCTCCCCTTGATTGGGTACTCAAGGAATGGTTACTAAACGGCGCAGACCCTAACTGGAAACTGTTTCGTGTTGAATTTGAAGCAAAGGATGTGATAAAGGGTGAAGGTAATGCTAAGTTCAACGTCACAAAAATGAAAGTCCTAGAAGAAGTAAGCCTAACACCATACTATGAAGAACTAAAGGATTGATCTATATAATGGATGGAAATGGATGAAGAAACGGATACACATCAATATGCACGTTATAAGAAAGAACAATAAAACAGGAGAACGCAACCCTGTTATAACATGCAAAACATCAAAGAGCAATACCTATGGCCATAAGGTAAGGATACATGGAGAGAGTGAAGTGATATACTCGCCAGATAAACCTTTATCATGTGGTGCAAGAGTATGGGTAGAGACAAATGCATCAGTAACAGTAGACGATATGCTCATAGAATAGAGGCTATGACCCAATTCCGATATTTAAAGATTATCGGAATTAACACATAATGAATAGAGAAGAGAAATGATTGATAAAGAACAAGTAATAGAAAATCTAAGGGAAGTATTTGATCCAGAGATCAGTATTAACATATATGATTTAGGTCTAATATATGATATAGAGATAGATCAGGAAAACAAATGGGTTACGATAACACATACATTAACCAGTGCATTTTGCTCATTCGCAGATGTAATAGTTTCAGAAATAAAAGCAGCTGGATGTAAAAATCAAGAAGTGTTACATGTAGAAGTAATTACCACATTCGATCCCCCCTTTACAATGGATAGCGTATCAGAAGACGTAAGGTTTATGATGGGGTGGTAAGAGATATGTGGAAAAATAACTTAATAAAGATTGCGATTATATTAGGGCCGACCTATATCATTGCATACCTTACTGATAAAATGATCTATGTTATTCCGATGTTAGCGGTTTGTACATTAATTGCCGCTACATACGATGCTAACTCTAAACGTCGAACAGAAGAAGACGGTGACACAGTAGACATAGATATTCAAGACTTGGGAAGTAGAAAAGATGACGGTTAAGTTAGTTGTGTTTGATTTAGATGGGGTGGTAAGAGATGCAAATATAAAATACATCTTGCCAAACTCTATTCCATATGTTATACTTAGGTATAATCAAGAGAAAGATTCGTTATGAAAAGATATTACAAATCAGAAGAAATCAACACCAAGAACCATTTCC